TCCTTAAATTAAGGGTAAGTGGTTTTAATTAATTGTTGTGTTTTATGGACTGTATCCTCTTCCGCCTACATCTATGTATATAGTTATTTCTAAATCGTTATCTTCGTTGTTTATAGCGTTAAATGTTAATCTATTGAAAATACTTGCCGTTGGGTCATCAGCATCTGCTATACATGCTTCCTCAATTGAAGATTTACCTGCACCAGAACTAAATGTAGCTGGTCCGAATTGTACGACAGCATCGTAATTATCGAATTCAATAAGTTGTTTAACTCCTGATACATCTTCACCATCTTCGTAGTCCAATATACTATCTTGGTCTTCATTAGGACTTGTTCCATCTGAGCCAATTATAATGTGACTCCAATCATCTGTTACTCCTGCATCTAAAATCGCCTGTGCTACAAATTCCAATCCATTATCACCTACAATGGTATTATGTACCACTTGTTCACTTATCACTTCGCCAGTTTCACTATCTTTCTCTTTTATCTGTGCTATACCAGTTAATCCTAGTTGTTCTAAATTAATATTGTATTCTTCAAGTACTTTTCTTATCTCTTCTTCTAAATCTTTTCTATTCATAAAATTCAACTCCTATTTATTTCTCTAATAACTCTTAATACATTCCATTTTGGTTTTGCATTACTATCATTATTTTGATTACGCAACTTCACAATCTCTATTAAACCTTCTGGTTTTAAGTGTTTACCTTTTACCATCATGTTAACACACTTTACCCACCAATCATCTGGATTTACATGCCTGATTGCGAGTTTACAGTTGTTGATGCCTTGAATTCGAATACCATTATTGTTGACTGTAGATGATATACCGTATTCTAGCAAATCTATTTTAATTTTCTGTGCTTTCTGTTCATCGCAATGTTTTTCAATCCAGGGAGTGGGCCGTAAACCTAAGTTGGTACGTGTTTTCTCGATTGATATCCCAGTTTTAGCATCATCTAAATTCATTCTTCATCAACATATGAAACTTGTGAAGCCGGTTCAGGGACAAGCACAACTCTTTCCATCTCAGTTATCTCCTCAATTATTCTTCTGAGTGAATCTTCATATACAACGCATTCAACAGACCAACCAGGTGTCTCGAAACTTTCTGCCAGGTCAATTGCTTCATCATCTGTTATGAGGGCTCTTATCCACCATCCTCTATCTTCTTCGTGCCATTTAACCTCCATGACCTCACCTACGTCTTCATATTTATCTTGATGGGATTCACCAACATCAATGGCTAAGTTCCGCACAGTGTCTTCACCTAAATCTTTAATAACGTTCTCGGGCCAAAAATACCCATTCCAAGTTCCTTCCCCAAGTATAGTACCCTCGATTTCCAGGTCACCCATCTCATTTCTTTCCATCAAGTCAATCTTTATAGTTTTTGCCGCTAGTTTATGTTCGTTTAATTGCTTTTCTTTATTAGTTATATCTTTTAAATGCCATTCGTCATCTTGTTCTTTCAAATGTATTCTTTTGTTAACATCACCTTGTAATGTATATTCTTTGATTTTTCCCTCATCTCGGATTATTTTAGCTGTACCTGACGCGACTTGTTCAATCCAACATGGGGTATTATCAGTTGGATTTCCAGCATCTCCTGGCTTAATATAATTTGGTCCAATGGTTCCCAAATGTTTAATTGGTAATGGTGAACGCGAACCACCCGTAACCTCTTTGTTTTCTATCGGGTTCTCATCCAATACGAACTGTTGATCGTCTATGAATAAATCCCAATGTTCTTTGATGGGACTTCTTTTCATACTATGTGTTTTCCACCAATGATGTGAGAGTGTATAAGAAACCTCTTCTTTTCCTTCATTTTCTATAGCTTTTTCTATAATATCTTTTATGTCTTGTGCACTCAACTCTTCGTATTGTTTGGCCAATAATTCAGCTGCATCTTGCTGTTCCTCATTACCATTTCCCTCTAACGCGTCTCTTATGTTTTCAGTGGTAGAATCGAGAATTGAATCTAACATCGCAGCAAATTCTTCATCATCCTCTGCTGTACGATATGCATCGGTTATACTATCGAACATTTCTCTGAAATGACCACCAAGTATTCCCATTATTTCTTCAATATCTTCACGTGATATGTGTTCGTGATTAGCTTCATCCTCCTGAAGAGAATTTTCTACTGCAGGTTCAAACGCAATGCTATCGTGATTTTGACACCACTGCCTAGCCTCGTTTTCAGTAAAATCTTCTACTGGGAACCTTACGGCTTGTAATTCCCAATCACCATCTATTTCGCCATAAATCGCATCTGCGTATTTACCATCAATTTCAATATCTCCGTTTTGTCTTCTAAAATTATCATATTTATCTGGATCTTCTAATCTACATGCATGTTCATTTTCATACGGCATACTTTAATCACCACCATTTTTCTCATGTAAATAATCAACTTTTTGTTTAACATCATTCAAATCACTCCTTAATTCTTTAACATCGGTATTTAATTGACATAATTTTGATACCCTTTCATCAATTCTAATTAATGTTTCCTTATCTTCAATACTCAAAGCTGCTGTCCTTTCTATAAAATCCATCATTTGTTCATGTTCTTCTTTCCATTTCTTATGTAATAATCTTATTTCTCTCCATACATCGCTTATTTCATTTGCGTTTGCTTGAATTTGGTCACACGTCACTTTATATATTACACCGATAAGACCTAGTGTACCGCTTATAGCTGCGCCAATTATTATCAAATCTATCATTTTTATCACGAATTCTTACGTATCATTTCCTTAAGTTCTTCCATTGTAGGCATCCTTTCGTCCGGTGAAACAGGTTCATCAACTGGTTCATCAACTGGTTCATCCGGCAACTGTTCAATGGGCCAACCTAACATCTTTATCATATCAGCCGGTGTTATAACCTTTTCTTTGACTGCATATGAAAGTGCTCTAATTAATGTACTATCGTGGAATTTGGGTGGGTTCCATTGATGCTCAATAATAAATTCCTCTTCATAACCTAATCTTTTTGATATTTGATTATAAATTTGATCCTCAATTTCTTCCTTCAAGTCCTGTTGAATCGATTTTATTGTACTTTCATACATTGCATTTATTGCATACTCTAATGTTGCCTTATCAGCAGCAGACTCCCTTGCTAATAACGCTTTTGGTATTCCAAAATTACCTAATATCTCTTTATCAGCGCTTGCAATAGCTTCATTAAGACTATTTATATCAGGACTCATATCCATAACTTGGGATTCAACTGCTGCATTATGAACTATGGCTTTACCAGGCTCTAATTTCTTTTCGAATTGATCCATCTGCCTTTGCTCTTTTTCTGGATTCATAACACGGGGATTATTGAATTTAAAAATAGCGAAAGGTGCCCATAACCTTTTTGCCGCCTGTTCTAAATCCTTTTCTAATTGCCATTTTCTATTAATAGTTGTTTTTATACTTTCCAATGATGATATACCCTTTCTAGATGGATCAATCGTATCTTTCGTTATATAAAATACATCATCTGGCTCTAACTCTATTTCTTGCCCTCCTTTAGTCCTATATTTATATTTTTCTACTTCCAATGTATCATCAGCGATTTCTAAAGATAATCTACCAATGTCTAATAAATTAAAATCTGCAATTCGTCCATCATCACCCTTCACTATCTCAAAAGCACTTGCGCCATTAATTTCACATATCTTCACAACTTTCTTAAGTACTTTATGGAATCTTGTTCTTTTATACATCAATCTGGTTTCTTCTTCCAATTCATCATATTCAGAGTGAGGGTTGAAACCTGCGGATACTGTAAAATCTGCTGTTAGGTTAATTGCTTTTCTAACTACAGATACACGCTCATATACGTCCTTATAACTTTTCATATCAGATGGCCATTCATCTTTCCACGAACGCTCTTGAGGCATACTATACCCGGCTCTTCTAAAAATCCTGTCCGGAATAGTTCCTAAAGCCTTTCTTGTTTTTGATAACGCCTTTTTAACTTTTCCCATATTATCACATCATTCCAGTAACTTTATATACTTCTTGGTCATTATATTTATACGCCGAGCAACCCAAAGGGCCCGTGAGGGTCCTTTATATTAAAAGCAGCAACTTTTAGAATGTATTAATTGTTCTTAATATTGGTTCTTGATACACATTCGTATTTTGAGTTGCAGCATATACAGCATTAGCAACTGCGTCTGCAACGTCCTTACTACCGTTTTTGGGATGATCGACTCTTTTTCCGCCTTTTAGTTCGAGTTTTTTGAGTTCTTCAGTTGCTTTACTTTGCGGCATTCTAATCATTTCAGTATAAATTTTTTCTTTTAACGTATCGTATTCTGCTTTTTGAACATGGTTTTGCTCCACAGGGATTCCTCTATTTTTTATTTTTTGAAGGGCTTCTGGGTAATTCCAAATGTCTGTTATGAACATTCGCACATTATGTGTTTCTATTAAGTTCGTTATATAGTTGACGACCCTTCCAGCATCAATTTCCGCATTTTCATATCCTCTTGGTTCGAAACAGTGTGCGAGTGGTACTTCGATGTATGATACTTCAGTGCCATCTTCGTCTACCTTATTTTTTTGTGTATTTATGTACGCCATCGCAATTCCGAAGGCATCGTTTTTAAGAGCTGGGTCACCTGCAAGAAAAACAGGTTCCTCAATCGGCTCAAGGTCTGGGACATGGTATTCGTACTCTGGAGTTGGTATACTTTCGTCTATTACCCTTTCGATTCTTTCTCTCTCTTTGAAGTACGGTTCTTTGGAAGCTGGTGGGTCTGCACCAAAATCTCTTTGTGCTCCTTCTGGATTTCGTTTAAATTCTCTTTTTAAACTTTCTTTTGTTATGTTGGGATTTGCTTCCCAAGTTGGTTTATGTATTGTTAGGACGTCGTCATCATTTCGGCCTGTTCTAAGTAATTGCATAAGTAAGTCGTCTTTAACCATTGGTGATGATATTGTTATCATTTTACCTTCATCGCCAAAAGTTTGGGTCGTTCTGTTGAGGGTATCGTATATAATTTCTGCGTCAGATGCACCAGAAGTACCTTCAGTGAACCTCGCCAATTCGTCAAGAATAACGCACTTAGCCGTTTTGCCTGCAAGAGATGAACTATTGGAATGTTCTGATCGAACAACAATGTCACAATCGTTTGTTTTAAATCTATATTCACCCTTTTTCTTTTTAAATTCTTGCCTCATAAACCAGTCCGAATTTTCTATTCTACTTTCTACTTGGGAAAACACGGTATCAAGGGCTTGAGTTGCGGAAGTTGCGACATTAATGATGTGGATGTCTTGGCCTGTTGGCATACCATAATATTTGTTTGGTTTACCCAATACGAGGAGTTTGTATAGTTCGTAAGCTGCGAAACAAGATGATAGGGTAGTTTTTCCTGCGCGCATACCAGTAACTGCCACCATTTCTTTATAGTTTTTATTGTAGAAGTCGAGGAATCCTTTTTTTTGCCATTCCCAAAGCCAATCGATTTCGAGAATTTCTTCTAAGAAAACCTCCGGATTATGGTAAGCGCGGATTTCGGTACTTAATTCTTTTCCTAATTCATTCATTCTTCCGCTTCTACTTTTATGTTGTCTTTGTCAATTTCGTCCAAAATAATTTGCTGCTGGTCCACGTCTAACTCTCTGATGATTGTTTGTTTTAAATTATTAAATTGCGCACGGGTTAACCTCAATTCTTGTTTTAATTCACCTTCGATTCTTAGGAGGTCGTTGGCGGTTTGCCGAATCTCTCTCGCGAGTTTTACGATCTGGTCCGTATCGTCTTTTGTGACCGTATCTTTTTCCAATGTTTTGTCAAATCTGTCAACAAGCCTCGCGAAATTTTCGGATAACACTTCGTGCTTTTCATATGACGACCTCGAGTCTTTGAGTTGAAACTTTGGCGTTGGTGGCTTTTCCTTTTTGGGATCCTTTGCGAATTTACTATGATTTTTCATATGGTAGTTTATGTCATCAATTGTGCAATTAAGTTTGTTTGCGATTTTTGCCTTTTTAAAACCGGCTGCTATATTATTTTCGATTTCATCCGTGTTACTTTGTTTGCAAACAGGACAACCCATGGCTTTATATACTTGTAGTCCTATTTAAATGTTTTGGAATAATGGAGGTAATGGGCCGGAATTACAAAATTTGTAAATTCATATATTTTTTTGGTGGGAAAATTTTTAAGACACCAGCCAGAGATCAGCAACTTATATTTTGATATGAAATAAAAATTATTAATGGTTATGTAGGATTCGCACATAACCATAAGTGCTGATATAAATCTCTAAAAAACTGATATAGAAATAGGATTTAATAAATTTTTAATTTTGAGTAAAAGGAGATATAGATAAAAAAAAAATTAAAGGATTTTTAGATTTTAACAATATTCTAAATCTATTAGTGGTACTAAATTACTGTTTTTAACTATTAATTGAGATAATTGTATCCATTCTGAATTATTCTCAATTACTGTAACACCATTTTTTACTATTTGGTTGAATACCTCTTTATTAAGAATATTTGGATTAACTCCTAATCCTTGCGACTCATTCACTTCACCCCTTTTAAACTTCGCTTTATAATCTATAGAATTATCCCACGACTCTAAACGATGTCTTTTAGTATAGTTTATTTCTGTTGTTGATTTTTTTGCTTTAATTCCTCCCATAACTCTTTGTTCTTTTATTTCACCAAACAGTAAAGCCCACTCTTTCTGACCAGATATTAATTCTCCCCTTTTATTCTTATGTCTATCGTAAATTACTGTTCCAAACATTTCAAACATAATAATTTTAAATTTCTCAGCGTGAGTATAATCTTTAAGATTATACTCTTTTTTGGCATTTATAGAATAGGGAGATATCCCATAGTCTTTTTTTAATCTATTTACTAATTCTTTTTGTAGATTATTTTTTTCAATCCAAGAATTAGCATTCTCAATTTTTTTCCCATACTCCTTTACTTCGGAGTAATTGATTTTTTCTTTTTTGGTTTTGTTTTTGTTTTTTTCCATTTTACCACATAGCAAGTATCCAAGTAATACTATATATAATTTATCCTTTAAAACAAAAATAAAAATTTTTTATTTTTTAATTACCTTAATTCTTTAAACAACTACCTTTATTTTTAGGTATGTCTAATTTCGGCTTTATTTCCGAATCCAGCCGAAATTACCTTTTTTAAAGTTTAAAAATAAAATATGAAGTGTTTATATATAATTTTTAAAGTTAAAAAATAAGATATTTTTAATTTTATATATAAGTGAGGTTCTATATATGTAAATAACCGATGGAAAATAAAAAATAAGAGTTTTTTAATTTTTGGGTAATTCACTCTTTATCTGTTCCAATATCGTTTTATTTTTTTCTAATGATTCACAACCATTTTTACAGATAGATATTACTTTCCTAAAACTCATACCTGCACCTTCGGGAGTAATATCTCTCTCAATACTTTCAGATATGGGAATTACTTTCCCACAATTTTCGCAAACAACTGCCGGTTCTCTTTTCATTTTAATCACAATATAACAACTACTCTAAAGTATATAAAACCTTCGATTTTCTTAAAAATAATATTTTTTTAGATTATTTTAAAACTTTAACTTAAATATGGATCATTTTTTATAAAGATTTTAAAGTTTAAAAATAAATTAAATTTAAAAATATTTTAATTTTAAACTTAAGTAATATTAATGATCCCTAAATATAAAAATAAGTGAGTCCCTATATCTATATAAAACCAATAAATAAAAAAATAAAAGGATTTATTCTAATAGTTTTTTTAATCGTTCCCGATGATGATGACACGCATAAACGATTAATTCATCACCATTCCCGTTTTTTATGTATGTGTGATATGTTCCTCTATTCTTACAGTTATCTCCCGATACACTAAAGGGTAAATCTTTCTCAACCGATGGATTGCCTTCAGCACTCCTTATAGCACCACATTTTGCCCGAATCCTTTTTTCTGTTCTTTTTATTTCGTCTTCTATTATTTTGCTCATTTTTTCACAAAATAATAACTATACTAAAGTATATAAAGATTATGGTTTATTTAAAAATAAAATTTTTTTAGATTATATTAATAAGTAATTTTAGGATAACCTAAATCTCGGATCATTAATATTAATAGAAAAATTTTATTTTTAAAGTTTAAAAA